TTTTTTTGGTAGTTTTCAGATAAATACATATCTTTTTCCTCTCTCTATTATTATTTTACAGACAACTTAATGTCTTTAGTTTTACTAATAGCGGTAGTATAAGCAGCCATTGCATTAGACAAATCTTCTGTATTTTGTACATTAGGTTGTCCAGCTACCGCATTATCTACTTCGCTGTCAGAATTCGCTTCTTTTTTATTTCCAAAATATGATTCTTTAATAGTAGCACATTTTTTCTTAAAAGTTTCAGCGTCGGAATACTCAACTTCTTCTGTTAGTTTAGCAAATTTTTCTTTAGAAGTTTCTGCTAAGTCAGAAGCAACATCAGCTAAAATGTCAGCTCTCTCAAGCATATTGCTTTTCTTATTCAATTCAACATTTTTTCCGATTTCTTCGTTAAGTTTCTTTTCCAATTCTTCAATCTTTGAAGCTTGGTCTTCTAACACATCATATTTTTCATCAGGTACATCAATGTAGTGGTCTTCAAAAAGTTTTTTCAGACCGTTAATGAAGTCCTCAGCAATTTCGCCCTTGATACCTTTTTCAATAGCAAGTTCGTTTTCTTTCATCCACTCGTTGACAACATAGTTCAAATAATTGTCTACCTTTTCAACAAGTTCTGCTTTTGCTTTGGAACTTTCAGTTTCAAATTTCTTATTGTAATCTGCTTCCATTGATTCTTCTATCTCTCTAACTTTAGATTTGATAGCAGCTTCAAATATAGTAGCAGCTTTGGCTTTAAATTCTTCCGACAAGTCTTTCTCTCCAGAGGTTAAAGCGTCAATGTGTTCTTTAACATCAACATCTTTTGCTTTCTGGTCTTCTTCCTTGTTTTCAGACTTGACTTCATCATCTTTAGAAACTTTTTCAGCTTCTTTAGACTCTTTTTTCTCGTCTTTCTTATCTAGGAATTTTTTTAGACCGTCAGGCATATCTCCCTCGGAAATCTTCTTGCCATCAGAATCAGTTTCTTTCGATTCACCTTTAAGACTAGGCATAGCGTCAGCTTTACCTGCGTTCTTTTGAGGTGCTTGTCCAGAAACTTCTTTAGTACTCTTGTTAGCTTTAGGGTTTTCATCTGTAGGTTTAACTACAGCTGCTCCTAAATCCTCGGCGTCATTTTTCAACGGCGTAGGTTCACTAGCGACAGCGTTCTTTTTAGGAGCGTCTGCTACCGTGTTTTCACTAACCACTTTTTCTGTTTCGGCCATATGAAGTTCTCCTTAATTTAAAAAAATAATTATTTTTTCTCTTTGCTAGATATTTATATTAATACATTCCTTTAAGGAAGGATTCAAAGACTTTTGCCTTTGCTTCTGCGATTTTTAGTCGTTTTGCCTCTTGGATGTACTCTTTATACTCTTCTAGCTCTTTTTGTTTAATGACACCATTCTCCCAAACCCACTCTTTACCTTCCATAATTCCTTCTACGAAAGCGTCTGGAGCGCTGGGGTCTGCAACAATATCAGCGGCAGTAGCAAGATAAAAGTCGTTTCCAACCTGTGCCTCGCCGTTTCTACCTCTTTGTAATGAACCCATACCACGACTAGATACGCCTAATTTAGCGCCTTCATCTATCAGATTTTTTACTATCTTTCCGTATGGGGTATCCATAACTTTTGCTTCTCCGATGAAGTTATTTCCATCTGGATAAAGTTTAGTTATCATATGCGATACTCTTTCCAAGTTTACCGTTGGTCCGTCAGGATGTCCTAACTCGCCAAAAGCTCTTTTCTGCTCTACAAATTCTCTATTATATCTACTTACTTCTTTAGTAAGTGTTTCTTTTGGATACACTCTACCGTTTCTATTCTTAACTTCTGATTGTAAGAACACTCCACGGATTTTATAATTCTTCCCACCTACACCATTATCTTCTTTGATGTATTCTACTTGTTCTATATGTTCTGTTATAAGTTTCATAGTTTTCCTTTTTAGTGTAGTCTATGGACCTGCTCTAAAAGATTCTGGTGATTGTAAAGGGTCGTTTGTTTTTTCAATTTCTTCTACATCTGCGTCCTCAACACTACCACCGCCACCTGGTCCTATTTTCTTTTTGGCTCTTGCCTTATCTAATTCTTTATATGCTTTATTTTCAGCATCCTGTTCACTACTTGCATTAATAACCATATCAAATCCATCGTTACCACCGATACCTCTATAACTCATAGTACCTGTAACCCTATATCTTGCTTCTTGTAGGGTCATCACACTTTCTTCCAGACTGCCTGGTTTGTGTTTAAAATAACTCATAAATGCTTCTCTCTCTTTCCTTAATATTTATAATATTTTTTATCTAAATTCTATAACCAATGTGTAGTTATCGTGTAAAGCAAAGTTTTTTGTACTCAAATATACATATCCAGTAGCACTTGTAGCATTATTTGCTATATCATTCCCAGCAGTTCTAAAGTCAAAAACTCCGTTCCCTGATAATGTTAATGCTGTTGTATTAGCAGAAGCACCTCCCCAGGATATCTCTACTGCTGATTTTGAATTGGCTGTATTAATTGAATACCATACTTTTGCTATGGTCTTCGTTGCGTCAGCAGTCATAAAATTTGATGTAGTTGGATTAACTAACACACTATCAGTTTCACCTGTACCATCACTTATGTTTGTTCTCTTAACAACATACTTAACTCCAGCTGTATCTGATATTACTTGCGTTGTTATTGCGTCTGCCATATTTTATTCCTAACTATTTGGTCCTAGTTCTGTTTCTTTTTGTACTTCTACTGCTAATGTAAATTTACTAACATCAGCGTCAGCAGAAACTTCCAAAGTTGTAGCCGTATCTAATTTTTGGTCTATAACTTTTCTAGCTTCTCCTTCTTTCAATCCCCAATTACCAAACTTTTCTAAAACTAAAGTTTGGTCTCCAAGAGTTAAAGTCACCTTTGGAAATTTAGGTGTTTCATAATCATTTCCTTTTATTTCATAATATACATTAGCCAATGATATACTCTTGTCGGAACTAAATAAAGTTCCACCATCACCGCCTACACCAGTAGCGTTTATTATCGCCTTATTGGTGTCGTCAACTTTTGTAGAGACAACCAAAGTCATATTTTTTACTCTTCAAAATATGCTTTAATATCTGACTCAACAACTCCTGTTGCCGCCGATACTTCTGCCACTTTAGTTTCAATAATGTTAACCAAGTCTTGTGGTTGTGACCAATCTACTCCATCTAAACTCTCTATTAGTTGCTTTACAGCTTCTTTCATAGAAGGCGATAGATTAATATATCTGTCCTTACCAATAAAACCTGATACATTACCAACTATACTTGATACCGTTAATGCCATTTCTTATTCTCCCGTTTGTGTTTCTCCAGAATCAGCTGGTGCTTCTGCAGGTGCTGTCTCGGCAGGTGCTGTTTCAGCAGGTGCCGTTTCAGGTGTTGCGTTAGCAGCGCCGTCTGGTGTCATTGCATTTTGAACATCATCCCTTGTAGCAGTCTGAGCAATCGGGGAAGCCACTTCTGGTTTCGGATCCGAATGAGGTTCTGCTTGTCCAGGTGTTTGTGTCATTACATTTTTAGCAGCATTGAATAAAGAAGAAGCATAGTCTTTTCTACTTGCGTCTAAAGCGTCCCCTACTTTATTTCTTAATGCGTCTTTAAAGTCTTCACCTGCACCTTTATTATCACCACTAGCAAGTTTATCTACAAAACTTGTAGTCTTATTTGATTGGTCAAAAAAACCTTTAGGTGACATTTTAGCACCTGTATCAGTTTTTGTTTCATTATCAGCCATATTTATTTTCTCCTATATTATATCAGGTTCATCGCCTTGTACACTTACTTGTGGACCTGCAATGATACCATCATCTATTTCTTTTTTAATTTGTTTGTCTATATCTGCAATTTCTCTTTCAGATTGTTTAAGTATATTTTGTCTAACATACTTAACTGAAAAGTATTTACCAACATAGTCTCGTACATCATTTGCCAACAATATTCTTTCCTTTAATAGTTCAGCATTTTTCAGTTCCGAGAAGTGACCATCAGCAAGAAAATCATATTTAATTTTCTCTTTGACATTCACCCAATCGTCCTCATTTATGATTGCTTTTAAAACTAATTGTGTTCTAAGCAAATCATTAAATAATTCTGTAAATTTCTTACGCAATCTTTGTACAAATTTTGTAAATTTAAGTTCGTCTCTAGTGATTTCAGTTGTTCTTCCTAAATTGAAACCTTGACTTGCTTCTAATCTACTAATAGGTACATTAAGAGAACGGTATAGTTTCCTTTGGAAGTATTCTATATCTGCAACTTCACCTAGGTTTTGTCCACCAGGTAATGTAGAAATATCTGTTCCTCTTCCACCTTCTCTACTAGGTAACCAAAAGTCTTCAAGCATAGACATATAATTTCTATCGTCTCTTATCTCTCCTGTTGAAGCGTCATAGACAAGTTTGTTTCTGTATCTTGCCATAACATCACGGAGATATTGTTCTGCTTTTACTTTAGGTAAATTACCTACATCAATTTTAAATATTCTTCTTTCAGGTGCTCTTGCAATTCTGTAAATAACAACAGCGTCCTCTATCATACGCAATTGATTAACAGGTTTAATTGCTTTGTGCATATAAGACATAACCATATTCTTATTCAAATCAACTAATCCGCTAGGAGTAAAAGTTATGGCGTCTGGTGCTATTTTTAATCCACCACTTGCCATACCTGGTCCTGCAACACCTTTTTCATTATATAAAAAGTATTCGTTATAATCGTGTATGACCTGAATATTTGCTAACGGTACAGGTCTACCTTTTTTTATTTCTCTTATTTTTTTAATTTTTCTAGGGTCAATATATCGTAATTCTGTAATACCCTTAATAGGTGATTCCCTATCAATGATTTTATGATAGTAAATTCTTCCATCTACATACCATCTACGAAATATATCGTGTCCTTTTGTAGAAAAATTAAGAAGTCTTAAAACTTCTTTAAATTCATCTTCAACTTTTCTTTTAATGTTTTCTGAAAAGTCTGTATCTTTTAAATCTACTCTAACTGGATCCTTCTCAATCTCGTTTGCTACAATAGCTTCGTTGACTATATCTTCAACTGCCATATCGCATTCTGGATGTATTGAAATTTCCCTATACCTACGAATTAAGTCTTGCTCAGTTTTTGCAGTACCTTCC